TTTTGCTTTAACCCCTGCTGGTTTGAACTTTTCGATTTCACTTAGAACATCTAAAGGAACATTCTCTGTGAATCTAGCATCGATAACGGCTGTCGTGTAGTACTTACCTAGTAAGTGGTCTTCGCCGTTTAGTTTCGATTTATTCAAGATGAACACGTTCTTGTAAGGTTCATAAATCTCAACCTTCGTCGTCGGGTCATTTAAGTATTTCTTAATCGCATCTTCGATAGAAAGTACAGTACCTCTTTCGATAAGAATGAAATTAATAATTCTTTGTCTATATGTGTCATCGCTTTCATTATCCTTACGGAATACACCGAACTTATCTCCGAACTCATCTAGCCATTGTCCGGTAGCTGTTTCTAGTCGAGCATCTTTTTTGCTCTCTATAGCATCAGTAGCCACACTTTGTAACATATCATCTAAGGAAGCAAGGACAACATTATGGGGATTGCTGTCCTTTGTTAATCTTGTTTTCCATAGAGGATGTAAATATTTCATGAAGCCCATATTATTCCTCCTATACTAGTGTTACTTTAATTATACCAGCTCTCACGATTTCGTTACCTTTGACTACCTCATTGGTTGTAGGTTTTGTGTACTGGATATCGTATACAAGCTGCTTATCTACGCTCTTGATAACGTAAGATAAATCGTTTAGAATTAAGTTCTGGGATGTTTGCATATTGTTTAAGTATCCTTCTACAGCAAACTTGATTCTATCTCGTAATGCATTTGTAATAGCTGGTTTGTTTGTGATAGTAACTGTTACTTCTACATCAATAGATTTACGAGTTACTGGTTTCACTTCTACAGGTATTCCCGCGGGTTTGAAACGTTTAAGTGATGTTTCGATTGCTAGTTTTACAGAATCAGGGAGTTCCCCGTTCTTATCGTGCGCGTACACGACTACTAGACCAATCTTCTCATCTATGTATACACCAGATACTTCCGGTACTAATCGTGTACCGTATTCTAATGCAGGTTTCGTAGCTTTACTTAGGGACTCAATGTAAGAACGGAATCTAGATTTTAATGCTTCTAGTGGCTCTTCATTTTCCCCAGTTTGGAATGCAGCAGGGTTAGTAACCAGTTTTACGTTAGATAACGGAGTCATCATAACATCAATTGCGTTTGCTGGTACGTTACCAACCTCTCCAGACATAATGCAGTATACAAATATCTCTGCTGTTACTGCACCTGCGGGTATGTAATAATCTTCAACAGTTTCATAGATGTTCGCGTATTCCGGGAAACTAGATGTGAACCTTGTACCACGAGGTAGTGGTGTGTTTTGCTGAACTGCATTATGGAATGTAATTCGAACCTTACCATACGCTTTCTGCGGAGCCTTACGTTTAAACCCAAAGGACTCGTACACACCAGCTTGAATAGCTTCTTCTAAGTTCTCTTCGGTTAGTACGTAGAACTGTTCTACTTCCATTGCTACTGCTTCGTATAAAGCTCGAATAGCACTACCTACTGAGAAGTCATTAATCTTGTTTGTGTTTGTTATCGTGTAATCTACTAATCTTGAGTAGATGTTCATCATGCCTTTAAATTGCAATGCTTTCACCGCCTATCGGATATTATTTACAAAGTTATCATTTAGGAAAATATCTCCATTCTCTCTTGCGGTTAAGGCAAGTAAGAACGCTTCTTCTACTGCTATGGATGTTACTTTAAATGAGACATCGATTTCGTTATCGTAAATGTTGTAACCAACCTTTTCGACAGCTCTTACTCGACCATCTGTTCGAATCGCTCTTTCTAACTCCACTACTAATAATGTAGCATTTTCCTCTGTATTTTTTTTACCTAAGTATTCACTCACGTAAGAGCCGTATCTAGGATGGTTAAGATAGCTTCCTACTGGTGTGAGAATACGAGTTAATAGGGATTGTTTCAAGTTCTCAATACCACGTAAGGTAGCAAGGTCACCTTTATTGTTATCCTTCATTTCTAGTATTTCTGCGTCCCATCCGGGCGAACCAATGTTACGAGGCTGCGGCAACACATTTAAATCCTTACCTAATGTGAGAGCGTATATCTCCTCTTGGTCATATGCTGAACTATTTTTTAAGTTTGCTATAAGTTCACCATCAGAATCTTCGTTGGAACGGAACATAATTGTGTCACCTGTTGTAACAAGGTGGGAAGGATTCGTTAACTTTTCTGATACCGTATCAACGATGTAAGGGTATCTAAGGTCATTAAACTTCGCTAACTCTCTCCATCTATTCGAATCACCTAAATGATGTTGCGCGATGGACTGCAATGTATCCCCTGATGCGATGATTTTCTTTACGTATTTAACCACTATCTCACCTCTATTCTATCTGTTAGAATTACATCTATCTGGTTCTCTATGTAACCTAGAGATACGTCTGTTATTCTTAGCGCTTCTATAATCTTTCTATATCGACGAACTGTACTAAAGTAATCAGCAATGTAGTTTACATTATCCCGGATTCTTTGGAAGTCCTTTTTAGATATGTACTGTAAGTTTGTACTTTCTTCTTCAATACTGTATAATAATGAAAAGGATTCTAATACTACTGATGTAGCCAACGTGTACATACGCGGGTTGTACGTAGCTAAATCACTTTCCATTATCTGTCTTACCAGTGTTCTCGGGTCTATCTCGATGTCAACAGTAGGAATTTGATTCTGGTCTATCTTATCTAATACAAGTCTTGCTACAGAAGAAAGACTAAATGTAGGCTTGTACAATTGAGATACGTACATCGGTGCCTCATTCATTGTATTAAACGGAATGGTACCATCTGGTAATACTGTTACGGTAGAGATAAACCATACTAATGTAGCTGGTTTTGGTTGTATCATTTTATGCCCACCTTCCGTAATAACCTATATTGAATCCTAATCCTTCCATACCGTACTGATACACGCCTTTAGATGGTGATTGGGGGTTTAGTACTGTTCCATCTTTATTCGGGTTGTATGAGCCTCCTGTGCCTTTATTGTAGATATCGTTGCCTACACCACTGTTCGGAGTTTTTGTTGGGATGTCCCACTCTGAGCCGGGTCTGTTTGGTAAAGGAGTTGGTAAGTTCGGATATGTCGGGGATGGTCTGTAGTTACCAGTATTAGGTAGTGAAGGGAATCTATTACCTATCTCTGGGTTAATTACGTCTGCATCCGCTGGGTCTGATGATTTACGAATGATGATTAGTTTAATTTCGTATCTGTACAGCAATGGAGCGTTTGCATCCTGTGTAACAGAAATACCCTCTGGAGCCAAGTGAACTACAAAGCTCTCATCATTTGTAAAGTTATGGAAATAAAAATCCTGTGCGGATGTTTTACCATTACCACCAGTCTTCGCGTAGTCCTCAATAAACGCTTTCATTTCTTTAATCTTCGTTACCCCTCTGTCTTCTGCTCGTCCAGTAGGGTTAAAACCTGTTGTACCGGAGATAGTTATAGTAGGGATATCAGCTTGGAAATCCTCAATGATAATACGACTCTTTGTTTTTAATGCCGTAGTACGGTGAGGCATGTTGTGATTCATGTTCTCTGGGTTGAGAGCGAACTTAAA